GAAGAACCTGTTGTGACTTTATCATTGTAGATGTAATATTCATTAACAACATTCATTACCTCTACGCCGGTTCGTTCATCTTTTTGTTTTTTGATTTCACGAATCTTACGCATTTTGCGTGGGTCAACGTAACGTAGTTCTTTGATACCCATTGTTGGGTTTTCTTTATCTACAATAATGTGGTAATACAATTTACCATCAATATAATATCTACGGAAGATATCTTGTGCCATGTTGGTATAGTTCAACATACGCAAGATTTGGTGAAATTCCGTTTTGATTGCTTTTTTAATCTTGTCTGATACATTTAAATCATCAAGAATAATTTGAATGTTCTTGCCATCATCGTCTTGGCAAATGGCTTCGTTGACAATATCGTCAATGGCCGATTCAATTTCTGGCTGCATTGCCATTTCACGGTAACGAGATATAAGTTCTACCTCATTTTTTGCAGTACCGTCTAGGTCAACATATGTGCCATAATAGGCAGCAGAAGTAATCGTTAATGCACCATCATCGCTCGGTGGTGGACTGAACGACTGTTGGTTGGATTGGTTTTCTTCTTCCTCTTTGCGAGAAATAGTAAAGCCAAAAAGACTAAACTTTTGTGCCATATTTTTTTAATTCCGTTTCAAATAAATCATAAAAGAGAGGACCGAAGCCCTCTCTTATGTATACAACAAAATTAACTTGTTGTGTTGCTTGTCCAGTATTGGTATGCAAATGTCACGGTAAATTCTTCAATACTGTCGTTTGTGCCCCAATCTAGGTCAATTGGAGACAAGTCAACGGGGAACATACCAACAAATCCGTAAGACTTGATGACACCAGCAGCACCAGCTGTTGCTGACTTGCTGTATTGATTTACTGTTGCATTGATTGCATATGGTTGACCACCAGAACCACCACCGATAACGGGTGCAGCCAATCTCAAGTTACCTTGGTTACTATTGATTGAGTTCATCCATGATTCGATTGAGTTACGAACGCTGAAGTTTTCATCGTTGATAACTGTTACTGTCCAGTCTGCAAATGTTCTGTTGCCAGCAAACTTTGTTTCACGACCAAAGTAATACAATGGAACTGTACCGATTGTTGAACCAGGTAGTTGAGCAGCTTTACACAAGAAAGAAAAAGGTTGGCCTGATTGGCCAGCCCCACCTGGTAAACCTGTCATAACAACTTGGAACAAATTTGGACGTGCGCCGTCATTTTGTAACGCACTTGTAAATTCGCTAATTTGAAAAGCCATTTTATTCTCCTATTTGTTGTTATTTATTACGCTGTGGTATTGGTAATTGTAGAGAATGTAACACCAGTACCAACTGCAACAAAGTTCAACTGAATAAAGTTGATAGAACGAGCAGGCTGAATGTAAATGTCACCAACGAATTGGTTAGCATTAACAACAGATGGAGTGTTGTTTGTTGCATCACACACAACTTGGAATGCTGTAATACCACGTTGTGCTTGAACTTGTGTCAAGAATGGAGTGATAAGAGCAATAAATTGTGCTTGTGTGAAAGCATCGTTAAATTCAAACAATGAGAATTTAGCTGCTTGTGCAATTGCTTGTTCAAGAACAATAAACAATCTACGAACATTGATGCGGTCAAACGCAGATGGTTGAGATTGCAATGTTTTGTCACCAAACAATACAGTACCTTGGCCAGGGAAAGATGCAATTGGGTTAACTGCAAGTGGATACAACTGGTCACGAATTGCTTGTGTTTGGTTGAACGCCAATTTAATAACGTTCTTGATAACACCACGATTGTAACCTGCTGGAGACCACCATGGAGCATTGTTGCTATCTGTGTATACGCATAGACCAGCAACATCACCATTCATTGGAACCCAACGGTATGTGTTGTTGTAACGGTCAAACATATATTTCCAGTTGGAATCAGCAAAGGCGTAAGAACCTTGTATGCCACCAGAAACAGAAGACAAAGCGGTAATCCAAGATGTGATACCAGAAACTTCTTGACCTGGTGTGCCGCCACCAAAAGAGAATGCTGAAGATGGTGGAGACAAGAATGCAACCGCATCTTTACGTGTAGAAGCAATTGTAACCGCAGCAGATTGAACGGCCACGTTAGTGTATGGTCCGGTCATAATCAATGAAACTGCTGTTTGTGCAGAATCACTAAATTGGTACATAGCATTGATAACGTCACCATCGGTAATTGTTGCATCAGCACCGCCAGTCAATGGTAGTGTGTATGTGCCAGACAATGTTACAAAACTTGTATTTGCTGCTGTTTTACCCCATGTTCCGTTTGTAGAAACATAGTTAACTGGGTCGACTGCATAAATGAATTTTGAGTTTTGGAAGATTGCGTTCTTGTAGTAGTTAGAGTTACCATATTGGTCAACACTGTCAACAGCCTTAGACAAGTATGGGAATGTTTCTAGAACAGTACCTTTAACACCAGAGAACAAACCGCCAGTATCAACAACTGCAATGTGGATTTGGTCATTTGCGCCACCAAGGCCTAGTGTTCTTGATGATGTAGAAGGTACACCATTAAAATAACCAGCCAATGAAACTGTGCTTGCATTTGATGTTGTTGTGTTAGAAATTGCAACGTTCCATGATGCAAATTGTGCAGTATTAGAACCAGCATCAATAACAGAAACTGTCAATGAATTGCCTAATGCACCAGGGTAACGACCCATAAATGCACCATAACTGTTGCCGTTTGGACCGGCCAACAACGAGTACTGGAATACTCCTGGGTTTTGAACTTGATATCCAGTGCCTGTAGCGGTTGAGTTTAGTGTGCCTGTGTTAGCTGCACGCACAACTTGCAAGTTGTTACCATATGCCAAGAAAGATGCCGCTGTAAAGAACGATGCTGCGGTGTTAATATCTGGGGCGTTGAAAGTGTTAACCAGAACCTTTTCTGATCCAACACTGTTAAGTGTGTTCACTGGTCCCCAGTTGAAAGCACCTGCATATGCACCGGCTGTAGTCAGAACTGAAGGCACAACTGTTGTTAAGTTGGTTTCGGTAGTAATTACGCCTGGAGATAATTGAGCGATTTGAGCCATTTGTTTCTTCTCCTTAATTATTTGTTTTTTGGTAGTTTATACCATTTGAATATTTATGAATCGTTATTTTTATAGATTTCTTATCATATCTCGGATAAAACCACCATATGTGTCTCCACCTGGTGTAGAATCCCACAAATCACCGTCCATCAACTCAAGTCCATGATTTAAACCATCTTCAATAATTGGTTCTGGTAAAGTTTCATCATCAATCTGATTCATATGTTCCACTTGGAACTGTTTACGAATGTCGTGGCTGACGATTTCTTTGAAGTATTTCTGTGTTGTTGCCCATGCAAATGTCACCAAACACATCACCAAGTCATCATTTGAACCTTCTTCAGCAGAAAAACTGTTCTTGTCTTGCACAAAAGTGGTCAATTCAGAGATAACATCAAAGTCATTAATGACCATTTTGTCACCTTCAACCAACATTTTCAAGTTGGCGCAACCTATACGTTTCACTTGAGGTGACATTTTTAAACCTAACTGTACACCTCTTGCAAAGCCAGCAGACAGTTGTTGTGGTTTTTTGTTACCTGTAAATACTTTCCATAAGTTTTCATATTCAAGTTCATTATGTAGAATATCTGCAACCTGTGGTGTGTTGTTAATTTCAACCAACACATATGCATCGTTGAACAACCTTGCAGTATTGTAGATTACAGTTGGGAATAACACTGGATGGATTGACGAACTGTGGTATGTTGCAACCATTTTATATGGCATTGCTGAGATATCCATGACAACAAACGCAGACGAGTCCATGTTCTTGCCCTCTGAAACGTCAACACAAATGGCATATAAGTGGTCTGTTTTGTGTGTTTCACCATCTTCTTTGATGGGCATTTCATACACATTGACTTTATCGTGTTTGGCAATTGGATCCAAATAAGCCATTTGTGCAAGTTTCTGGCCAGAGATAAGAGTGTTGGTGGAACCCAAGAACTCGCATTCAAACTCTTGTCTGAATTGTTCTTCTGAGGTGTTGCGAATTGTTTCTTCTTTCCATGCCTCATCACGACCTGGAACCATTGACCAATGAATCTCGAATGGTTGATAATCACTTTTCTTACCAATTGCATCCATCCACATCTTGTAGAACAGATTCATACCGTTCGGTGTAGACACAATAATAATCTTGGTTGTTTTACCTGATGAAATTACAGGGTAAACAGAGTTAAAGAATTCATGTGCAATGTTTGGTGGAACGAAAGCAAACTCATCCAAGAATACACAGTTAAAAGAACCACCTCGAATGGCAGCAGAAGATGTGGAGTCTGCACGAATCTTAGAACCATTTTCAAGTTCTACGTTACCTTTGTTCCAGATTACAACCCCTTGTTGCAACCACATTGGTAAGTTTTCATATGCCAATTGGTACTTTGCAAGAATATCACGTGCAAGAGAACCCTTGTTAGCCAGAACGGCTACGTTTTGTGTATCGTTGAATAGTGTCAACCAAAGAAGATACGCCACGGAGGTGGTGGTTTTACCAACCTGGCGAGGACATTTAGTAATAGCAAAACGATTCTTGTGGAACAGACGAATCATGTCCTTCTGAAAGTCCCACATCTCAAATGGCATCAAACCACGGTCAACGTTAACAATCTTAATGTAGTGTTCTGCAAAATAAACCGGATCTTTTGCACACCTTACATACTCTTGAGCTTGTTCTTGTGTGTACTTTACTTGTACACCAACCTTTTTCAGTAACGGATTGTCACGGTAACTGTCTTTATTATCACTCATTGTTACCTTTTAATAACTTATTGAATTCTGCGGTTGTGCCCACAAATATGGCTTTATCGATTGTTGTGCTACCTGATGCTGCCTGTTTCTTGTCCATAGTTCGCATTTGTTTTTGAACCGCCAATAGTTCTTTGTTTGCATCTACTACGTTTTTAAGTAACGTGCCATAGACTTCAAATGCTCTTGGATGTTGGCCATCTTTTGCAATCTGTAATATCTCAGCCATTGCATCTTTACCTTGTTCAATCAAGTCTTGTAAGTTTTCTTTGGTCTGTTCATATGCATCAACCAAATCTTCTTCAAGGTTTTCTTCTGTGACCGCCACAGGTAGTTGTTGTTTTTTTACAACAGGCACTGGTGGTGTTGGAGTGGAAGCAACATCAAAGATTTGCTCCATATTCTTTTCAAATGTACTCATCGTGTTTCAGTAATAGTTGTGGTATATGTATATGTACTGTTAGCGTTAGCTCCACTTGGATTTGGAGTTACTGTAATTTCTGCATAATCTTTTGGTGTAACATTATAAGAATTGAATATCCATTTGCCGGCATTAGTTGCACCAATCAAAAGTTGACTAGAAATAAAGTTTCCTTGTATTCCTGTTACTGTTAGTTGTTTGTTTAATGAGTTCCAAGAAACAACTTGTGCTGATGCTGTTGATAGAGCTGGAGTTGGTCCTTGATAAACAAGTTCACCATACTCATATTTACCTGTTCCACCTGAATTGAGATTGAATACTACATTGGTGCCAGCTTGAACATCTTGATAAATGTTTGTAATTGATGTTGAGATTAGTCCAGCAGTTGATGTTGCACCAAAGATAAAACCTTTAACGGTGAAGTTTAGTGTCCAGATAACCATTCTGGTATCTGAATCTCTATCACCTTCATATGTTACTTCATAGTTTGTGTTGTTTAGAATGACAGGAACTTCTTTGACAATACCCATTTCTGGAATCATATTGACTTTGATGGTGTAATCTGGTGCAAAGAATGGTAGAATGTGTTCGATGATTTGGTTACCATCTTCAATGTTTCTTACATACAGATACAACGAAAAATCGAAGTTGTATGGCACCGGCATGTATTGTGAGTTTGTTGTTGATCCATTTTGAAAGAAAGATTTGTTATTTGTTATTTGCTTTCTTGATGCATCGTATGACAAACCATTCATTTCATATGACATACGTGGTAACGTCATTTGAACCTTTTTGTCTAAGTTTGGATCAAATGTTAGGCGTTGCACATACAATTCTTTAGTTGCATAATCAATAGGAACAATGAAACGTTCTTCTTCAGTTTGGTCTGGATTGTATCTAACCAAAGTGATATTATTGAACAAGTCACCAAAGGCAACCGTCAATTTACGAATCATTCTATTATAGTATGTTGTTGACATTATAGACCACCAATAGGATTAGTTTCTGATGTATTGATATAAGGTTGTGCGGTGGTTTGTATCAATTCATTATCATAAGATTCTTTTGTTGACGGTGTATTCAACGGATCAAATGTTGTTAGTGTATATCGTGCATTACTTGTGTAACCAATAACAGTAACATTATCACTGAATACGCCAGCAATATTTGTAACAGACAATGTGTTAGATTTTGGAATCCAAGATTGTACGGTAGCAACTGTGGATGCATTTGCATATGTTCCATCCGCAGATTGATATACCAATTCTTGTAGTGTATATGTTCCTGTTCCTGCACCAGTATTCAAGTGTAAAGTGTATGCAGAATCAGTAACCACTTGGTCAATATCTGCCACACCAGTAGCAATAACTTCTTGTGAGTATTTGAATTTTTCAAGTTCCAATTCATAGTAGTAAGGAACTTTACGGCCTAACATAAAGAAGTCTTTGTTTTGATTTGTGAATTTGATTTCATACAATTCACCAGTACCATTTAGAAACGGAATGTAAATCAAATCGCCTTCTCTAGGTCTTGTGTAAGTATTTTGTGGTACTCTTTGTGAGAATGCACGTTTGGATAATATGACTGTAACTTGGTTTCTGATTTCCAAACCAAACTTGGTGAACATTTCTTTGTCACCCATGTAATCATTTGCAGAAGAAAGATACATTTCTAGTGGAAATGCTGACTGAAACTTCTTGGTTGGGTCTTCACCATAGATTAAATCTCTGGATGCATCGTTATTATTGGGCAAATAATATGCGTTGAACCCCATAATCTGAATCGATTCAGTTATGAGGTCTTCTATTAAACGCTGTTCATCATACTTAGCGTTATAATTATTGAAATATGGAGAGGTAGCAATTTTAGGTTCCTACCTTTCTTATTCTGTTTTTTGCTGCAATTCTCATTTTTTCTATCGTTTCTGGTGAATTTTTTCTACCTGTTCGTAATTTTGCTTTTTCACTGAGTTTTCTTTTTGTTTCATCGGTATGTTTGAAACCTTTTTTAGATTCACTTATTTTCTTTTTAGTTTCTTCAGATAGTGTCCAAGTTTTACCTAATGAGCGTTTGTTTCCTACACTATTCTTTTTTGCAACATCGCTTATTTTTTTCTTAACCTCGGCCGAAAGGTTTGACATAGCTTCTTTTGTTCTTTGTGATATAAACTCTCTGTATTTTGGATCTTTAGTTCTTTCAATGTTTCTTTTTCTATTGGCTTCTTTTTGTTCTTCTGTTGCTTTCCATCCAAAACATCCTTCACCACCATCAGTTTCATTGTAACCATTATTTTTGGTATCTAATTTTTTAATCCAATGTTTTTCTTTTTCCAACAATTCTTCTTTGGTCCCAGCCGAATCAATCTCATAAACAATGAAATTTTCCAAACCATACTTAAACATTGCCTTATGTATGTGACAATGATTTTTATCATTTGGATTTTTAGCAATTCGTTTATGAGATTTAAATCTTCCTACAATTTCACCTCTTGTTATACCAACATATTTTTTGTTATCTAGTTTATTTTCTATACAGTAGACCTTCATTTTCATATCTCCTTTTATATATTTATATAAAAAGAAATTTGAGGACCGCTTGATTAGTTCATGAACCACTCCAATGGTCCCGAATAATCGTTAATCATGTCTTTTTCTAGTTGTGCAATTTCTTCAACTGCGGCATCCACAGTTTCTTTGCCATTTAGAACCACACCACCAGGTAATTGGATGCCACCAAATTTGGCCATATTTTCTCCCCAATTTTTCTTAATCAGTGCAGTAGCATAGCGTTTCAACCAACGGTCATTCCATACGTTTGGATATGTATCAGGATTAATTGCACCATAACACTCAGACACAACAACTTGTCCGGCAGATACTTCATAACCTTGACCCCAAGCCCAATCGATATACAATCTTTGCATATTCCTTACAAAACGAATAGGAACTTCACCAGTAAACTGGAGTTCCAAAGAACGTAAGTGTTGTTGGGTTAATGTATAGTTGATGTAGGATGCAGAGGTAAAGTCATACAATTCATTTAGACGCAATTGGTATCTCAAGTCAAACATGTTGATGGTTGCCTGAGAGTCGGTCAATGGAAAAATACGAGTAATACCAAGAATATTTACGTTATTACCATTTGCATCTACAGCTTGAGATGCGTCCAAATACATGTTAGAAATGTCGGTATCTGTAACGTGATGTACCCAATAGAACTTTTGAGCACCGTCAAAGTGATAATCTTGCCAGTATTGAACAGCATCATCCACACGGTCTTCAACCTGTTGGTCATCTACGTTGATATTGATAACTGGTGCACCTAGACGGCGAAGACAATAATCTTTAAAATCTTGTCTGTTTGTTATTGTTGCCATTAGAAAATCTCCTATTATACACTATTTATCTAATAGGAGAAAATCAATTTTAATTTGGCATTGGTAGTGTGATAATTGGTGGATTCTGTTTGTTAGCAATTTGTGTATCAATATTTGCATAAATTTCATTAACAGCACTCTCACCCATCACAGACTTAATCCAACCGACAACCAATTCAGTATTCAAATTTTCATAAGGAGTGAATGGTTGTCCTTCTTCATATACAAGCGGTTGCGTATTCATAACAATTCCAGTGTTTGAAGTGTTGGCAACACCATCATCACCAATACAAATCCAATGTACGTTGAAAACAACAGTAGATTGTCCTTTTGATGTTGGGTAACAATCCATTGCAGGAATTGTCCACTTGTATACGTTTGCCATTATTCAGCCTGTCCTTGTTGTGCTTGCTGCATTGCTTGGATTTGTTCGCTTGCATTTTTGCCTAGTGCATCAATGATTTGACGACTCCATTTGTGTGGAATTTCTTCCAATGCTGCAATAATGCTGTTAACAAAACTCAGTTTGAAGGTCAAATCTACGTCTTGCACTTGTTGTGCTTGTTGTTGTGTATCACTCATGTCAAATTCTCCTGATTAATAATGAAAGAAAAAAAATTAAGAAATTGTTGTTACTGTATTGGCTGGAAACTTAGCAACAAGTGCATTAATCACTGTAGCAATTGGGTCTTCGCCAGCAACAGATTCTGCGTTGATGTTAATCATTGCCATTGGATTCTGTGGTGCAGAATTAGCAGCGGCTTCGGTGGTATAGATACCGATGTTGCCATTAATGTTTCCTGACAAATCGCCGTTGTAGTTTTGAACTACAAAATAAACGGTAGCTGAATGAATGTTCATTTAAAGTCTCCTTAGTTGACTATCTATTTATAAATTAATGGTTGTGACCAGTGTGGTCGTCATGATTGTGTTCTGGTGACACTTTCAAGACTTTCTTAACTAACTTATTTATATCAGGCAAATATAGATATTCTATTTTGCTTCTTAATAAGATGTTTATTGCATCAAAAATGGTTTCGGCCAATGGATCACCAGCCAAATTCAAACTTGTATTGAATAGAATAGGAACTCCAGTTTTCTTATAGAAAGAATCAATCAGGTTATAATAACCAGGATTGTCTTCCGTTGTGACTGTTTGAATTCTACATGTGCCGTCTACGTGTGTAATTGCAGGAATCTGGTCAACTTTGTCTGCTTTGGCATTGATGGCATACATCATGAAAGGACTTTCTTTCAAAGTTTCCATTTCAAACCAATCAGAAGCATGTTCAGCCAACATGGAACCAGCAAATGGACGGAACCATTCTCTCATTTTTACTGAGTTTACAATATCTTTACCATCTGGATTTCTTGGGTCAAACAAGATGCTACGGTTACCTAACGCTCTTGGACCTGCTTCAGAACGACCCTGATACATGGTAACAATATTACCAGCAATAATTAAGTCTGCAATCTCGTCTGTAGTAATGTCTGAAATTTCTACCACATCTTTGAGTTGTTCTTCTAGTCCAGGCATGATATTGTAATCTGGTGGTGCACTCAGATACAATGATTTCAATGGACGAATGGTGGTATCTCCAGATATACTATGCCATGCTAATTTAGATAGACCAACAGATGTTCCACCATCATGTGCAATAGGATCAACATAGAAGTTAATATCTGGGAAATGCTTAACAAACTTATAATTTGCCACACAATTCAATGCAAAACCACCAGAAAGAACCACGTTCTTCTCACCAGTCAAATCAATAGCTTTTTGAATAAGTTGAATAACATATTCTTCTGCTTCTTTTTGGATGTTATAGGCCATGTTCTTGTCTTGTTCTGTCACCATACTAAAGTCATTATGCCAATTTTTTGGGTCTTGTTTTCTTTGTAGATATGGATAACGTGATTCATCAATAATTGCACCCATTGGATACTTTGGAATCAATAGATTTTTGTTACCCTTACCGTTGATGAAGAACATTGGTACATCTGGATCATCTTTACCATAGGGAGAAAGACCCATAGTTTTACCAGCTTCAATGAAACCAAAACCAAGATATTCGGTTACTGCTTCATATGCCTTAGTCACAGTGACAGAAGGATCAATTTCATTGATACCATCATCAAATCTAGTGTTAATGCCATCAGAATATCTCTTATACACAGGTTCAAAACCATTTGGATAAGAACATTTGTAGATGGATTCTGTTTCGTAACCAGCAGTTTGGTTCTTGTCATCAATATTGAAAACTTTATGTGATCCACTACCGTCAATAATAACCGCCACGGCACTGGTAAATCCAGAACCATAGAATGCTGATGCTGCATGACCAATGTGGTGTTCACTCATCATGTATGTGACTTTGATGCCTGGATTGAACTTTCTTGCCAATGCTGAGTATGGGTCTTCGCCTGTCCATTGCAGTTGTGGTAGTTGTGCAACAGTACCACCAACAACGATTTCATCTACAGGTGTTGCAGCCAAGATTTGTAACATTGCTCTATAGGGATTACCATCATATTTCATGCGAGAAAGTCTTTCTTCCTCACAATAGTATGCTAAGTCGCCGTTGATAGTAACCGCAGCAGAACCGTTGTGTCCAGGATTCACAGCCAGAACAACATATGGTTTACTGTTGTTTTGGTTTTGTTCCATTGTTTGATTTTCCTGAGTCATGTTTCTTCCTATTTTCAATATGGTCCACAATATTATTATAGATGTCGTTCAATTCAGCTTCGGTAAACTTCATTGTTCCTTCATTCAATCTATTGGCTAACATAGAATCTAAACCAGTAATACGAATTGGGCTGTATTTCTTATGTTTACCATTCTCAATAATGTTAAAGAAATCTGGATAAGAAGTGTTCTTAGGGAAAGTTGAACCAAAGATTACTGTTCCTGGTTTATCAAAACCTCTGGCCATGTGTTGACCAAGACTATCACAACCAACAAAGTAGTCTGCTTCTTTGACCAATGCGGCCCACACTCTTAGGTCACCTTGGAATTTTGCCGAATATAAATCATTTTTCAATTGGAAATCAGGCTCACCAAAGAAAATGATATTGTATCGTGTTGCAAGTTTGTTTGCCAAATAGACGTAATCTGCACCACTCAGGCTTCTAGATTCATCATCATTAACAACTTCACCTGGTTTTTCAACCTTTGCACCACGACCAAATGGTTGGAACACAAGAGTCTTTTGTTTCTTCTGTGCTGTCTTAATGTCTGCAATAGATTTCTTTGCAAAGGCTTCTTCTTGTTTAGAAATTACCATTCTTGGAGGCAATAAGTCCGAATGGTCTTTGGTGTTGTTCACCTGTTCATCAATAGCTTCTGCTAAAGATAATTCTTGTTTGAAATAACCAGGAATCCTGTAAGGTTCAATGGTAATAATTTCATCTGCATGTTGAACCACGTTATTAAAGATACCTTTAGTATCAATACCGTATGTTCTGTCTTGTAGTTCTGGTATGCCCCAGTAGAGATAATCCCAAGCAGGAATTAAAATAGACCAGTCTTCATCAGGGTGGGCTTTTGCGTATTTCATAAAAGCTGGTATTGCTGCAAGAATACGACCGGCACCACCGTCAAGGTAAAATATTTTCTTCATAAAGTTCCCCATTCAATCAGTTAATCACATATTAACACAATTATATAGGCAGACGAATTAACGTGATTTTATCAGTTCTTCTAGTTTGGATATTTGTGATTGTTGTTCTTTAATGGCTTCAATCAACAGACCAACCATGTTACCGTATGCAACGTGTTTGATTCCGTTGTGGTCCTCATGAACAACTTCAGGTAAAACTTTTTCAACTTCTTGAGCAATAATACCTGAGTATCTTTCATCTTTATCTTCTCTATCATTTCTAGTGTATGTAATACCACGTATCTGTTTAACTTTTTCAAGAGCATTTTCAATGACTTGAATGTTTTCTTTAAGTCTAATATCTGAGTATGCGGTAATATTGGCCAAAGCAACAATGTTAGCACATGCACAGACAGAAGTACCAGAAGTTGCACAACCATAAATGATACAACCGTAGAAATAACCAGATGCATTGAAACAACCACCACACAAACATGCGCCTGAAGTTGGGAATGATATTGTTCCTCCAACCGCTAAACTTGAAAGTAAAACGGAAGCACCGCAAACACACAAGCAATTTGTTGCATAAACAGTACCAGTATACATGTAACTAGCTGCGTATATGTAATTGCCTGCACATATGTATGGTGCCATTAAACAACAAGCAGAACAAATGCATCCAGCTGAATACATGTAACCACTTGTACACACACCAGATGCACCATAAACCCATGCGGCACCAGAAATCAAGTTGGTTGCACAGATAATGCCGTTGTTACCAATTGAGAATACGTTACCAGCAGTACAATTAGCTCCGTTAGTTGCTTTAAATACCCAACCACGACCAGCAGTACAATCCATCGTAAAGTATGTTGCCCAATCAGCACTAACCGGACCTAAAGTGCCTAA